CCCGAAACCGTGCCCCGGATATCCTTGCGGAGATTCGGCCACAACCTCTCATCCATCTGGAAGCAGATCCGCATCATGTCCACGAAAGCTTGCTGGAACGCGGTCTGCCCCGCCTTGATCTGGGTGTCGAACCCGCCCATCAGGGCCTCAACACCACGACCGGTCACAATGGAACCGCTCACACCGCCCGTGCGGGCAGCCGGATACCGGGTGCCGGTCCTCATTTCTTCCAGAAGGAACTGGGTTTCCGTGAACGCGGCAGGGGTTAGTTCCAGCCCAACCCGTCTAATGTTCTGCGGTTCGTTGGTGCGGATGATGGCATCCGGCCCGGTAGCAATTTCCTGCACGTCGTGAGGCATCGCCAAAGGGGCCTGCACAGCCTTCTGGGTAGCCTCAAGTTGCAGCTTGGCCAGCGTGTCGCGGGCAATCTGAATCCACACCGTGTCATCGAAATTCCCCCGAGGGTTGCGGAAATCCAAACCCGGCTTGATCGCAATGGCAACCGGCACCACACCGAGCTTGTTCGGCACCTGGACGAGAGGAACCGGCACCTGCCCCACCATGATGAGGGCCGTCTGTTCCCGGTCGCAGTAGCGGATGACCTCCAACGGACGACGGCCCGGGATGCCCTTGTTCTTCGATTCCTTGTCGATGTAGAGGGAAGCCTCAGGGAACATGGCCTTGAGTACCTCGGCCTCGGCGTGGAACCGTTTCGTGTACGACACCAGCCGGCCCCAGCGGTCCCACTCCGGATACCCGCCAACCGGTTCCTCCACACAGATGCGAGGAAGTTTCGCCTCAAAGTCCGGTTCGATGTACAGCACCGACGCGCCGTAGGTGAAATAGTGGTCGGCCGCATACATCATCTGCAAGCCGAGTTTCGAATGCACCAGATAGTTCATGCCGATCTTGGTGCGTTTGTCGGCGAACTTGCGGGCCGCGTCCTTACCCATCGTCGCGGAGGAACAGTTGAACGACGGCAGCGGGGCAAGGATCTCAGCCAGATCCCGCGCCACCGTGTCCAGAAAGTTCGCCACAATCGGCTTGGGCCAGTCCTCCGAGAACGCGTCCGGGAACACCTGGTCCAGGTCACCGTTACGGGCGGCCTTCACATCATGCCAGCGGGACTCCACAGCCTGGTAGGTTTGCTGCAACCGTCTGGTCTTGTCGAAAATCTCCTGGACGGAAAGCATCATCACCCCCTAGCCAACGCTGCAAGATCATTCAAATTTACGATAGTTTGCTGCCGGCGGGAACGCCGCGTCAAAAAACTATTCGGGGTAAACGCCCCACCGTAGCGGCCACCCTCACCAGCCATCGCCGACTGGGTGCACACTTCCCGAGCCCGGATCTCCGCGAACCACAACGCCATCACCAGGTCCGTCTTCGCCTTCGTCTCCGGAGACCACGCCACCAGTTGTTCCACCAGTTGACGGCACGGCTCATGCTTGGACGTGGACGGCAGTTCAATAAGCTTCTGTTCAAACAGGACCGCCATGGAGGCCACACCGAACCCGGCGTCCCACTTGTTCTTGCCGGTCGTATGCTCGGCCAACCTGACCCCACGGGAGGCGAGCCAACCGTTCAACTCCTCATCCTGGGTGAGGAACGACTGGAACGCGTTGCGTTCAATCCGCCACTCGTTGATCCGATACTGGTCGGTCAGTTCCCGAATAGTTTGCCGAATCCACGCCGGCGTAGCCGACGTTTTAAGTTTCACATCCAGCACGTACCGCATACGGGAATGGCGGTCCACCGCATACACAATGACACCCGTGTCCCCCACCATCGCAGGGTCCATGGACCCGATCAGGTAGAGGCCATCCATACCGTCCGCACGGACATTCACCTGACCGCGCACCATCGGCCCCGGATACCGCATCCCGTTCACACATGAGCGCACCTTGATCGCATCAAAAACCGCATCCTCAGAAACCGAAGCCTGCATGTAGGCCAACGCCCACGTCTTAGGGTTGATCATTCCCCGACGACGCGACAGATGCGGACCGTCCCAGCGGGGATACATCCCCTCCACGTCAGGACGTTCAGTGTTCGACCACGGGACCGTGGCCTTAGGCCACAACGTCCGCCACTCCGCCGGGGTCTCACCGAAGCCCAGGACAGCCGGTTGAGCCAGATACGTCCACGGCGACAGACCAGACGGATACCGCTCCGGGTCCCTCGCCTCCGACGAAAAGTCCGTGGCATCCACGCGGGTACCGATCCACAGAAACTTGCCGGTAGGACCCAACCGGGTGATGGCCTCCTGCTGCACCCACCGAATCTGCTTCTCATACTCGTGCGCATTCGACAACACGATACAGTCGTCACAGATGATCAGATCGGCACGGGAACCATACAACTGGCCGCCGATACCCAAAGCCTGAACCGTCGGGTCCTTCTCCCCGGAATCCCGCTGCTTGCCCAAATAGATCCGGTCAGCGGTCCAAATCTCCGAATCCTCTTTCCAACCACCCGACGGGGCGAACCTGGCCTGCAACTCCGAATACCGGGGGTGCGTCAACCGGGTCTTGATCGCATACAAGAATTCCTTAGCCCGCTCCGCCGTCTTCGAAATCAAAATGATCCTGACGTTGGGGTCCACACACACCCGGTACGTCACATAGTTCACCGACAGCGTTGTGGACTTCGCATGCTCTGGAGGGGTGTTCACCATGATGAAACCAGGATCACCAGGCTCATAGACCTCCGCCGGATCCAAATCACGGGGGGCCCGGCCCTCCAACAAATCCCACCACTGCCGCTGATGCCAATACAACGGCTGGTTCAGATACCGCTCAGAGAATTCATCAAACGGCAACGGGGCGTCAAAATCGGAAGTGCCAGCCTTATGTTTTTCCTTCGCCGCATCAACAGCGGCACGGAAAGCCAGATCCTCACGACGCCACTTCTCGTACGTCCACCGAGACCGACCCGCCGCAGCGCAAGCATCCGGAACAGAAGCGCCCTGCTTGATCCGTTCAACAAACGCCAGTTTCGCCTTGACCAGAGACTCACGCTGCTTCGGGCCTCTACCCGACTTCGGCACAGGCTTAGGGGTACCCCGCTTCTTCGGAATAGAATTCTTCCCCGGAGGCGTAATCTTCACCACAAGAAAAAGCCTCCAACTAGAACAACGGGTAAGCCGGCACCAAGCCGGCACAGGTAACCGTGTCAACCACCTGAAAAGGTAGGGAAGAATAACCAGACATAAGGTCGGTAAAGGCCGCCTTCGAGGGCGGCCAGGTTTAATCTTTTTCCCTAGACGAGGATGTTATCCCGGATTTACTGTTCGGTGTTCGGTCATTACCGAACACTTCGGTCCAGGGGAGGAATTCGCGAAGCCACAAAGCGAAGCGAATAATGCAAACAATAAACCAAACAATTGTTTAACGGTTTAATTGTTTTCCCCATTTGGAAAGGGGAAAACCCTTTTTGTAAAACCACGACCTTAGGAGTGGTTTTATTTTTAGGAAAGGGGATAGGCTCCTACTCCGCTAGGGGCTCCGTAGGAGCCTTACCTGTAACCGTCACCCTTCTGCCTTAACCTGTGACGGTTACCAGTTGCCCCCCTCCCTAACGGTTCCCCCCAGAACTTTTCCCCCTACCCCTATAAACGCCGAATCGAAACGGACAAACAGGACGTAACTAGGACACGTGTGACCCAGATCACACCAATATTCACCCCAACGAGTGAACGTAATCCCACATACAGAGACACGCGGAGGTACTTGGCCGGCCCCGCTGTCAAGCCCTTACAACCACAAAACAATACACAAAAAATGCGGCAAAGAATGCGACAAAAAAGGCAAACAATAAGAAAGAAATCACGCGAAAAATTTTGCACGCTATATATATAGAATGGGCGCGGCGATTAAAAAGGGGCGGGTCGTCCCCTTTGTCTGGATCGGTACGAATGGGGGACATAGCGTGTCCCCCAATTAGCCTTTGTCAATAGGCTGAATGGCTGAATCGCTTTGTCGGAATTGTGTGGAATATCGTATTATATATGTTTCTTCCCGACATGCGTTAACCATGTGTGCGAGCCAACACATTTCTATTCCGCACGCGATTAAGTAGCACAAGATCACCATTCTGTCATGTCATCCGATCGGACAATTCCAGGCTTTCAAGATCAAGTTAGGGTACCCTAAGTACCGACTACGATTTCCTGTCATCTGTTCGGTCATCTTGGGTTCATCCGTTTGCCGTATACCGCGTCCTTGCCTGTTGCCGGATAGTTCTCGCTGTCAGTCGGGTTCATCGCACTGATACGGCCCTAGGGAAGGGAAGTTGTGGCGATGGAGATAGCGGATGTGTAGGTGCAGTGAGCCTTATGAGGCTCACTGCAAGGGTTGTGAGGCCTGTCCGCACAATGAGTGTCCGTATTGGTGTCCAGGTGGGGAGGAAGACGAGTGAAGTCGTGTCCGTGGTGTGGGTCGAATCCGTCGGGTGATGTGGCGTGACTTGGTTGGAAATGTTGAAAGCTATCGAGCGTTGTGACCCTGACGGTGGTGAGGTTGAACCGACGCCGGCTAACTATGGGGCGCATGAAAGGTGGGCGGTTGCGTCGTTCGGTCGTGAGGTTTGGGAGCATTACCAAAAGGGCGGATGGGGTGAGGGTTCGGGTGTGTGAGGTTAGGAAGGTCGACGGTGGTACGTGTGTCCGTCAGTCACGGTTTATGGTGCATGTCCGTACGGTGCCACAACCGTTGGGTGAGGACGGTAAGTGGGGGATGGAGACATCACCTGCCGGCAGGTCAATCATTGCCTGTCCTGGTCATGTAGCTAGGGCTGTGGACGAGTTGTATGCAATCAAATATGTGTGGCCTGGTGCTCGGGTCACGGTTGGGAGGTGGGTTCCTGCCCACCTGTTGGGAGCGGTGACAGTCAACGGAAGGGTGAGGTAATGGTGGACAACGGTGAACCGATTGTGATCACGGGTGAGGACAAGATCCGGGCTGTCATGTGGATCAGGTTGGCGCACATGTTGGCCTTGGAGGTGAACACGGGCATGAGCCACAGTAGGGGCAGCGCCATGAAGGCTGCCAACCAACTGTCGGGCAGCACCAAGCGGACGAAGCGGGGTGCGTTGAAGGATTATGTGGCCTGGTTGCGGCAGCAGATCGATTGGGAACCGTCTCCGGGGATTGTCCGGGCCATGGGGGGTGGCAAGAATGGGTGAGGACAACGACCAGTATGGCGGGTTGAAAGCGTTGGCGTTCTTCGTGGGCTTAATGCTGGTGGTCCTGGTGTTCTACTGGTGCGCCTACAATTTGCCGTTGACGTCGGACCAGTGTTGGTCTTCGTGCAGCATCAACTAGGGAGGCAGGATGCCTGAGCCGGGACGTGACCACACCAGGGCTTTCATTCCGTCGACGGATGAAGTACTGGCCTTGGTGGGGGCCATGTATAGGGGCGGTGACTTGGAGGCACGTAAGGCGATGAAGCCGTTCATGGGTACACGTCACGGGGATTTGGCGTTGCCTCATGTGAAACGTCAGGCTTCCAGGATTTTGAATGATCCTAAGTTGTTGGTGAACAGGCGGCTGCGGGAACAGATCAAGGATTTCGCCGCCCAGTACGGGTTACAGGTGCGCGGTCAGGAGCCTGCTAACGAGCGGGTTGGAGTTCGGTTGACGACCACTCAAATGAATGATATTCGGGAGGCTATGCGGATTTTGAAGGTTAAGGATATGACTCGGTTTGTGCGGGAGGCGGCGTTGGAGAAAGCCCGCGACACCATTGACGGTAATCGTGGGTAGGACGCCTGCTGTGGGTGCGGTAGAATGGCGACATGGCTGAGGGATTGACGGTGGGGGGCGTTGACCTACGCGCCTTGTTGAACTGGCAGCGTGACCTGGGAGGGGGTGACATGGCAGCTAGCGACGATGACCAAA